TAGCTCGTTCGAGCCAGAAAAACGTGTTATTGGAATCTCCGTCTGGAAGAAATCTAACTGTTGTAGTAGTTCCTTCAGCTATATTCCAATGAGGGAAAATCGCGTTGTCACCGGAGCTGATTTGAGTTTGTGCGCTTTGTTGAAGTTTAGCGCGGATTTCTGCTAAAGTTGCCATAATGTTATCTCCTTAATAATATGCCTTTAGTTTTTGCCTCTTTCTTTCTACCAACTGATAAAAAGAAAAACTGTGCATAACTTAATGTTATACACTTTTATTTATTCTGTCAACTGAATTTTGTTCTTCTTTTTGACTGATTTGCTCATTCAATAGTTTAGCGTCTCTAATTATTTGTAATATTTCATGGGGTGTTTGTTCTACGATTAAATGTTCCCCATACCCAAATTCAATCCTTGTATAATTTAGAGGAGTAAGTTCCATTGTAATTATATCATCAAACCTAACTAAAACAGGACCTACTCCAAGTTTTAATAATGAGATAAACTCTATATCCATACGTGATTAAATATTGGGTATTACATACCGGATAGCTTACGTATTCTAGCTAACTCGTCAGAAACACTTTCTCTCTTTATATCACCAGTGCCTTTACCATGTATTTTAATTTCTTGCCCAGGTGGTGTATTTTGAACTGCTAGACCATAAGCGTTGCCTTCTTCAGGTTTTTCATCCATGCCTTCTTCCGTACCTTTTTCACCCATTAGAGTTGGCTTATGTTTTGCTGCCCATTTTTGGGTTAATTTTTCCATAAATTTTTCAGCTACAGTTCTAGCATGATGTCCTACTTCTTCGCCGTATTTTTCTTTAATTTCTTTTTCTACATCTAATAGAATACCTTCTTGCCCATTAAATGGACCAACATTAGGATTGTCACTATTGAATCTACTTTTAACCATTTCGGCCACGCGATGATAAACTTCATCCATGTTTTTATTTTCGCTTACGTTACTCATTGAATTATTAGTCCATTGATGATCGTCATTTTCTGCTGTAGGTTGTTCTGCAGGCGCCGGAGCAGGCGGAGGAGCAGCAGGCTGTTCATCTTGCGGCAACAATGCGCTCAATGGTCCTAATAAATCTGGATATGCGTCTGTGGCCCAGTCCTTGAAAGTTTTTAATGGATCTACGCTTGCATCTAGGTCTGCCTGTGCTTTAAAATCTTTTTCTAGTTGTGGATCATCTAAACCGAATTGTTGGAAAAATTCATATGCCGTTTCAAAATCTAATTTTTGCCCAGACTGTGCCATACTGTCTAATTCTAATTTTAATGATTCTATTTGATCTGGTGTTAGTGTGCCTTCTTCTAGTGCGTTTGCCCAATCTTCAAACTTAGAAAATGCTTCTTTTTTATCTTCAACTTCGTCTGCATCAGGATCCGTTAAACTATCGCCTGCTGCTGCGCCTGTTAAAGCGCCTAATGGACCTCCAACTGCTGCTCCTAATGCGCCTCCTGCTAATGTTCCGAGTATTTCTTCATTGTTTTGGCCTTCTACATACTCTTCAAGGTCAACTTTTTCTTGCATAATACTATGTATCAATGGAAATAAACTTGCAAGTTCTTCGTTGAATGCTGTTTGTGTAAATGCCTGTTTATATGTTTCCATGGTCACTGGATCTAGTTCAGCAACCATGGGCTGTTCTGTCTCTGCGAATTCTGCTACCCATGCCTCATAATGATGACGTTTGCTCAGTGCCTCTATCATGGATTTTAGTTCGTGTAAACGGCCTACGGCCCTCTCTGTAATGCCGGTAGCGTCATCATGTAGTGTCTGGTGTTGAACTTTACGTTGAAATTCCTGTAACTGTGCTATCTGTTCACTCATGCGTATAATTGCCTTGCCTGCCGGATCGTGAGGAACTCCTCCGTGATCAACATGTTGTGCCATAGCAAATGCGCCTGCGGGATGAATAAAAGGATATTTAAATCTTTCTCCATCTTTGTTTTGTACGAAAATTGCCTTGATGTTTTTACGTTGGCTACGACTACCTGCGTATGTTTCATCAACTGGACGATGATGTCTAATAATAACTTCGGTAGTTCCTCTAACTGCTCTGCTGGTTTTTGTTGAACTTTTTTCAGTCCAACGTGATTCATTCATTTGTAAAGTCATGTCATCTTCCTTGGGTGCTGTAGTTGTAGCAAGATGTTGGAAATCATTTTTATCTAGATAATTTTTTGCGATATCTCTAGTATCAAACCTTAGTAATCTACGCATGGCAAACATACGCATTTCTTTTAAAAAACTGTACCAAATAGTTTTAGCTTGTTTATCTTGTCCTTCAGTAATACCTTGACTGTAATAAACTTTTAATGATCCTAGGTCAGCAAGACTGATACTAACACGGCCTAAATCTATTCCTTCTTTAATAAAGTCAAAATCAAAAAACCTTGCTTCAGCAGGGTCAATTGTAACTGCTCCAGTTTCATCGCCCATTTCTAAATTACTAAATCTAGAACGGATTTTATCGAAAAGATCTTGACTGATTATTTGAATAGCTTTCATAATTGTTATTTATTAGAAGTTGCTTATGTATATAGGCAGAGGCATTTCCCATTCATCTTCTCTTTCTTCTCTAAGTTTATCGTAAATTGCTGGATCCCAATCCTGTAATAACATGCTCATTCTAATTGCTAATAACATACCGCTGACCAAATCATCGTGTGCTGTTTCTTTAGCTTCAAAACTGATACCTTTTGCTACATATGTTTTTAATTCACTAACTAACGGTTTAGAATTTACAGCAAGGCGATTGCTTTCTATTAGGTGTTTTAACTTAGCACAGGTGCTAATTTTACTTGAATGAGTGGTATTAAAACCTTTCCTAAATCTTCGGACATGTCCTTTTTTAATAGGCTCACTGAGGAATAATCCAGGTATGCTTTCCTCTCCTATTTCATTTATGGCAACTAAAGCGGCTTCTCCAACTGTATTATTTTCTATACTGTAATAAATGTTAGGCGGTATTCCTATATGGTTAAATTTTTCTGCTATAAAATTACATAAATCTCTTAATATTCTAACCTGTCCTTGTATAGGAGTAAGGTTATGATGCCATTCGCAAACCTGGTCAAAACTAGGTAACTCTATTATTTGTATGGCAGCATAGTCTCCTCCTGTACCTAAACTAGGGTCAAGAGCCACTATATAGGTATTTTTAACATTTATTTTTTTGTACCACCTAGCTTGACCCATTTTCATTATAGGTTCTTTACCTTCTAATTCTGCCAATTTAATACTGTTAATAAGTGTTTCATCAAATACCAAGAACTCGCAATCGTGTTCGCGACGAAATCTTTCTTCACCAATTCTACTACGTTCTGCATTCGCCCATTTTTCATCTCTATCAGGATGTTCAGTCCAGTGTGCTCTAAATGGAAAGAAACCGTTTCTTCCTAATTCTTGTTGGTTGCCAAATTCATCAAATCGCATGTTTGCTTCTTTCCAAATTAAAGCGAATTGATCTTCGTCTGAGTTAGGAGTAGATGTAATAATAGCTTTACCACCAGTGGCAAGTGTAGGTGAAATTGAAGTCCAAAATTCTGTAGCGATACCTGGTTCCACGAAGGCAAACTCATCAGCATATAGCAATGACAAGCTCATACCACGACCAGTTGTTTCTGTAGTCGTTTGAGCAACTATTCGTGATCCATTATCAAATTCTAGACTTTGTTTGTTATAACTGGTAACACCGCAGCGGATATGATCAGGGCATAATTCATAGGCATATCTAATACGCTGCATAATCTCTTGAGCACCTGTATATTTGTGTGCTGCTACAAGAATTGTACTATCTGGGATAAACATAGCATACCACAACAAATAACCTGCTGCTGTAGTTGTTTTTCCAGTTTGGCGGGGTAATAAATTTACATTGAATCTATGTTGATGATAACTATCTACTAATCTTTTTTGATAGTCAAAAGCTTCATAACGTAACTTACCTTTAACAGGATGTTGTATGTAGAAAAACTTGTTTAGAAAATAATGAGGGCCTTCATGAAGGTCAGCACATTTTAATAAATCTTCAATTTGGTCATTAGTAAACTTCTGCGTACTGTGAGCAGCTTTTACTAGCTTATTATCAATATTTTTTGATCCCATATTTTTATTTACTGAAAAAAATAGCCTCCTTAGAGGCTATTTGACGGCTATGCCCTGGACGTTTATTCTTTTATAAAATTTTTGTATTCCCACATTAACCTATCTTCCATTGTGGCAAATGCTTTTGGACGATCGCCATCCATTCTATCACCGCCTCCAGGATGTCCGGCAGGGTCTTGATTACTCATCTTGTTGCTGTCAAATGGAGGAGCACTGTTAGGATCGCTTGGAGAATTATCCCATTCTTCTTCGGCTTTTTCTTTTTCTGCGTCGTGGTCATCCATATCATGATCACCGTCGTCGTCTACATCTCCGTGTGCCTTGTTAACACCATCTTGACCGTCCTGGTCTGGGCCTTCTGGTTCTTCACCATTATCATCACCGTCCATAGGATTCAGTTTATCTACAACTGATCTCATAGAATCAGCAGGACTTACAGGTGTATCCGGACCAGTTTCTGGCTCAGCAGGGGGTGGCATACTTGCCATAGGTGCGGGCATAGACATAGCGGTATCTGATTTCATACCTGCTAAACTTACTATGTCCTTAAGCAAATTGCCTAATTCATCTGCGCTGCCTGCGGTCATGTTGATACTGGCAGGAGTAGACGGTCTCATTGCGTCCATGTGCATTTCGGGCATCATTCCACATTCGTCAACTTGTGCCTCAGAAACATTTTGTTTATTTAAAATAGGCACATCACTTACAACACGGGGATTTTGCGCATCTAGTTCGGCTAGTCTTTTTAATACATCTATCATTTGCATGATTATTTCCTTAGATCTTGTGCTTGAAATTTTAGTAGACTTTCTTGTTTTTCATCTTTGTCAGTACTAAATTTTGCGGCACCTTCGGTTGGAATCTGCTCGCCTCTAGCCTTACGTTCTAGTTTAAGCAAATCGTTGAGTTCTTTTACAAATCCTGAATTATATTTGTCACCATAAAAATCTTCAAACTTTGCATTTGGAGATTCTTTGTAATCAGGATCATTTAATAGAGCACCTTCTCGCTTTGGTTCAATGTTTTGATATTCTTCGGTAGGTTCGCCCGGTCTTTTTACAACCACATGACCTCTGCCAACTTTTAATTCGCTAGCAATGTATTCAGTTAGTTCATGCTGTGTAGTAGGGTAATCTAAACTTACTTCATATATACTTACTTCAACATTTTTAAGTTGAGGGAAATCTAATGGAAGTTGTTGAATAGGAGTCTTTGCGGTTTTTTTGAATCCGCTCAATGACCATTTGTCTAATAATGATTTTAAATGAGTCTCTTGATCACCGGTCATTTCACAGGCAACCTTGACCTTAAAATCATATTGCTTTTTAGATTCAGCGAGATGTTCTTTAAATGATTTCATAGTGTATTATTTATTAAGATTTTTAAGTTTTTCTAGAATGCTATTACGATCAGTAAGAATATAACCTTCGCCTTCAATAGCATCTTCTTTACCATTCTTTTTATCTATGGCTAACTTTTTTATTTGAAGATCGATCATTTTAAGTTTTTTGTCAATCTTATTAGTTTTCGCTGTAATAGCTGCGTTCATCATTTGAGCGGCTACTTCAAACATACGGGCCCCATACCTTGCTTCTACATTCATACCTAAATCCATTAAATCATCATATGCTTGTTCTGCTTTGTTAGCAAGGGCATCCAGTTCGGCATCGCTTATATCGCCCAGTCCTTTCACCCTAGGCAAAGCAGCACTAATTTTGTCAAATTCTTCTAATTTGTCCTGGAGATTAATAACCGGAATTTGAACAGTAGAAGGTTTCTCTAGTTCTTCGGGCGCATCTATATTAAATAATTCTTCTAATTTTTTTGTCATAAAATTACTTATTTTCTTTTTCTTGGATTATGGAAAATATCACCTTCGTTAATCACTCTAAATTTAATTCCTTGATTATAGCACCAAGCGGAGGCTGCTTGCCATTTAGCCATATTCTTTACATACTGTGCCTGATCATAGGGATTTTTTCCAACTTTTTCTTTTAGGGTTTGTTTAGCTGGTTTTATTTCAACTAATTCTACATGTTTTTTTTGATTTTTATCTATGTAGTGTATTAAAAAATCAGGTACATAAACTGTTTGTTTTCCTGTAAGCGGATCTTTATAAGGTATTTTCACAGTTTCACTAGCCCATTGTTGAATACTAGGATTATGATCGCAGAAACTCATAAAAGTATATTCCCAGCTAGACCTGTAAGTAGGCATTTTATTGCCCATATATTTTTCAGGGTTAGATAGCTTATAAATTCCCTGGCTGTATTTTAAACTCATGGAAGAATGTTTCGAGATATTTCCGCATTTGTTCTGTTAACTAATGAATATCCTAAGAAACTAGTTTTATATCTATTAAAGTTTATGATTTCAGCAACAAGGGCACTAATTTCAACACTAGATAATCCTTTTAAACTATCTAATATCTCTAAAGGGTTGTATCCATCCTTTTTGGCTTGTTTAATAATTGTTATAGCAACAGATTCTGCTGAAACTTCATCAAACCCTTTACCGGTAAAAAAGGCTTTTGTAGCATTATATACACTTGAATAAATTTCAATAGGCTTATCATAATAAGTATCATAAACTTGAAAAATATCTGTTTTACTATTCTGCGATACAGATGCGGGCAAATTAGAATAAGTTACATTTGCCATTAAGGTCCTCCGCCTGTTAAATTAGAAGGTTTAGCTACAGTTAATTGATTTATACTATTATTTTTATGAGCGAAAATATTTACTCCAACATTACCTAAGGTGCCAAATCCTGATTGCTGTAAACCGCTTTGAACAGCTTGGCTTACACCATCTGGCTGACTCAACTGCGATCTGCCTGCAGTGGCCATGCCCGATAATGCACTATTAAGAATACTATACCCTTCAGTGGCTAACCCTGCCCTACTAATATTTCTAACTCCTTGCGCTAAGTTTCTGGATTGTAGAGCAACACCTAATAAATCTAAAGGATTACCCGATTGTAAAGCTCTACTAAAAGTTCCATTCTCTCCAAAAATCTGGGAAGCACCGGATATAATACCATTATCACCAAATAACGTTCCAGGTATACCACCTGACACACTTAACGGACTTGGAGCAGTATCATAGTAAATGGGTGTAAATCCAACAGGGTCTGAATTTTTTACTATTTTACCCTTTCTGTAATTTACTGCCTCATATACAATATTCATTCTATTAGTTAATGGTTTTCCACTATCTTCACTATTAAGCTGATCGTGAGTCCATTCTGAAATTTTTGGATTTAGTAAAGTAACCTGTGTGAAGTCCTGTGGGCCTTTACCCTTGTGTAAAACATAGATATCTATCTTGTTAAAAAACGGTTGATTTTGATAATTGTCGAATCCATAGGGATAATCTTTATCCCCGTATTTTGTATCTTCATATTGAGGAGGTTTTGATTTGCCACCGGATACTTCTCCAAATACACTATCTGTGAAATAATATTGATAATAATTTTTCCAAAGGTCGGTTGTTATATCGCTATTATCGTCATGAAATTCTAGAACTACTGTACTGTATGTAAGTTTAGTATGTACCGCAGTTCTTCTGTTATATTGATTAAGAGTTTCTGTTTGAATAAGAAATTTAGGAAGGTCTACCTTTTTAACTAACAGGCCAACATCTTTTATACCACGATTTAACCATTGAGTATCCCTTACAGCATTTCTATTAATATCGAATACTACAAAAAATAGAAAACCAAATTTTGGTGCTCTTGCGTAAGTGTTTTTTACAAATAGTCTATCTGCATGTTGATAATCTTTTAGATCAGCATTCGATCCAAAAATACCGCTAGCAACACTACCTAAAAAGTTTGTGAAAGCATTTGACATGTTAATATTTATAAGAATAAAAAAGCCCGACATATGCCGGGCTTTGAGTGGGTAGATATTTATTAACCGCCTAACGCTAATGTGCGAACTGTTCTACCTATATCTTGACCTAATCCAGTTCTATCACCGCCTGGCCTATTCAATTGTATAGCATTATCATATGTAATTGTTAGAGCGATGTCCATTGGTTCATTATTTGTATAATCACCGCCTTGGTATGTAGCTCCTTTTAGGAAGCAACCTAAAAATTCAAAACTTTCAAGGCTCGTTGGTTCATAGGCGCCGTTACCACCGTCTAATATCTCAACTCTCATTCTAAACTTGTAATCTATACCGCTAGCAGCACCGCTTTGTTCAAAGAAATCAAATTGCTTTTGAAGTTGCTCGCCAACCTTACGAGTTACAGCGCCTGTGACATCATCACGCAGAGTTAATTTAGCATCAGCAAAAGAATGACGACCAGCTAACTTCACTGTGCTATTATAAACTGATAATTTAATTTCGTCGAATGTTATTTCTGGTCTAGTAACATTCATAACCTGCTTGGTTAATTCAGTTGTAGGCGTACCTGCTACACCAAAGTTATCTAAAGTAACTCTAAAACGATATCTTAGTTTTGGCATCAACAGACCTTGCGTTGCCGCACTCTGATCTGTTGATAAAGGTACTGTGAATCTATTTAAACTTGCGATTGGCATTCAAATGCTCCTTGTTCTTATTATTTACCTATTATACACCGGCAGCAATTTCACCAGTATTTTTAATACGTAAAGGTATGTAGATAAACTCTACTGCCTTAACTGGCTCAATAGCAATATCCATGTGTAATTCAGAGCGGTCAATTCTTTCACGAGTATTATTTGTAGAGTCACATACTACAATGAAGTCATATAATGCTCGTTGTCCTACAAGTTCAATTAAAAGACTTTCAGCCGCGCCTTTTATTTCGCGACGTGTCTGTTCATCGTTAGGTTCGAACAAGAAAGGTTTAGCTAACACAGCAAGTTGTCTACGTAGATATGCTACCAGTCTGGCAACATTAATTCTATCTAAAGCACTGGCAGCATTAGCACGAGTTTGTTGACCGAAATTAACTAAGCCGATTCCAGGTAATGTTGAAATAGGATTAATTGCCACTCTTGTAATTGGATCTTGCATTACGTTACGCAAACCTTCATACAGAGCTACTGTTTGGTAATCACCATTGCTATCTAAATAACCTACAGAGCTAGCATTATCTATAACACCTCTGCGTAGTCCAGCAGGAGCGAACCATTGATAACTCTTAGCATCACTGGTAATAATAGTTCTTAACATCATATGACTTGGAGGAACAACAACATTGTCTCCTCTGTTGTCTGTTGTTAGACCGCTTGGATAGAATAAAGCTAGGTACTCATTTCGTGTAACTGCTCCATCTTCTCCGTTATCAGTAGCATTGTTTGCGTTTGTACCCCAGTCTTTTAATGCGCTGGCTGTAGGAGCAAGACGCATAGGGGTATCTCCTATAACAAAAGCAGTTTGACCTCTATCGTTATTAAATGCTACCATGTCGGCAACTACTTCAGGATATCCAGGACATGCTATAAGATTAAACACTAAAGTATCTGTATCTCTAACAGTTGTATTAGTATTAATATAAGATTTTAATGAGCTAACAACTAGTGATCTTTGAGCAAATCTTCCGAATGCCCCCGAACCGTCTAAATTATTAGGTGTTACACAAGTCCAACGATCTGGATTGTAAGCACTCATACTTACTGATCCCATACGATCGTTAGTTTCTGTTAAATCTACATAATTTGTTACATATTTTTTAACTGTATAACCGCTTCTACGTAGATTCCACAACTTTGTACCTTTTGGATATAAGTCAGGATCAGGAGCATCAAAATCTAAAAAGTCACTTGTTAATAAATCTACTATAGATCCTTCTGGTGCTGCTGTTGAAGTTCCGCCCGAGGTGCCGGATCTAGCATTCGCAAACACCCAACCGTTAGGACTATTGTTATCTGTTACATCTTGTAAAACCCAAGAAATTCCATCATGTACATAAACGTCCATACCATAACGGTCTATGTCTGCTGTGCTTACCCAAATATCTCCTTCTACCAGAGCAGAACTTCCATCTTGTTGAGTTGTAGGTTCTGTAGCACTAATAATAGGACCCATAGAATCTGTACCATTTGAGTAATACGGGCTTGTAGACGATTTATAACCTACCCATGTAGTGCCATCATGAATCATAATGTCAACTTCGCCTAGGTTAGAATCAAACCATAATGTACCATTGGC